CGGTCTGTGGACAGTAAGAAAAATAGCAAACGAAGCTCACTCCGACTTCACTTTCAGTCAAGTATCCTCTTTACTCACAAGAGGTAGACGCTCCACTGCAGCGTTTCGTTCGACTATCAAGAGAACTAAGAGGTCATCCTCTATATAGATTGACGAAAAATAAGAACATGCAAAAGAACTTCGATATTTCGTTTTCGCAACCCAATTGTAATCATCATGAATTGTGTAGTTGTGTGATTACGATTCAGGGAAAAAGTCAGGCAACTGCTCATATTTCTTTTACTTCATCCCCTGGCCCATTGACAGACCAGTACCAAGAGTTAATGGGAAAGTTACATTCATTTACAGATATCCCAGACGCTCGTGAGGAGTTGTTGAAGGAAGAAAACTACATTAAGTTAGGCATTCCAAAGGATAGTGTAATGAAGTTAATTCCTCCTCCGTTCCAGAGTCAACCTCATTGGCCAGAGTCAGCAGTGATGTCTCGCCCAGCTCCTTCGGTTTCCTTGATGATGAAGCTGGCAGATGATGCGTACTTTCGGGTGCATATGAGGATTCACGCATCATGGGGAGATTTAGAGAAATATGTTTGGTCAGAGTACAGTGGGGTAGCACCACTGCAATTTCTAGTGATGCGGTCATTGTCCTCTTATCATTGGGCTCTAGGAACAACGAAGGGTCATCCACACTGGATTCCGGCAATGGCAGATCTTTATCCGTTCAAGTTAGGAAAGGCGGTGCTTCAGATGGCACGCCCCTCACTGGGAGATCGCCCCCAACCAGCATTAAAGTACTTACAAGAGGGTATACGTCATTTGTACCGGATGATGGGTTTGGATCTTCGTCAGAAGTTTACACAGCCGTTTACGTTAGCAGGGATAGCAAAGGCCTATTTGGGTTCTTCAAATGGGATACAGCAGGGTCAATATTCCACCCTTCGTCATGCCGATGTGGAGATAAAGATATCGCCTACAGGGAAAAAAATCGACACTATAGAGCAAGATTTGGATGCTATATTAAACTTTCTGCGCACAGGGAAAGAACCACCCATTTATTGGACAGTGTCCCCGAAGAGTGAGAATGCTTTTGAGTGGGTTAAACAACTGTCTGATGAACAATGGGAAGCAGCCCGCCAGAAATTGCGCCTATTCATAATACCGTCAGGGGTGTTTGTGTTGCTGGAGCGCCTGGTTTCGGAATTTCGTCACCTTCGAGAGAGGGGGCGGGTAATTCGAATAGGTCATAGGTGGCCGCATGGTGGAGCAGATACTCTGGCACAGTGCCTAGGCATAACAGAACTCAATGAGATGTTAAAATGCATTGTGGAAGGGGATGCAACAAAGTTTGATCAAAGTGTGATAGAGCCCTTCATTGAAGCTTACTTTAGTACTATGCTGATTCACATGGATAAAAATTCCCCAGACTATAATCTCTTTGAGGTAGTAGTGAAATTCCTTCTAAAAAATATCTTGGTACGGATTACTCGACTTTTTGGTAATTTGTGGGCAACGGTTCGCGGCCAAGTACCGTCAGGATGTTTCAATACTTCTCATATGGATAGTTGGATAATGGGTCTTTATATAATTCTCTTCTGTCTACACCAAATAGCAGTCGCGCCGGACGCAGAAAAAGAAGCATTAGAGGCTCATTTCCTGGATATTATTCGAATGATCATTTATGGTGATGATTTCCTGTACAACAAGGGTTTTACTCACCTGTCTCGTCATTTCTCAGGGGCAGCTTTTAAGTCTTTTATGGCAACTTTTTTTAATGTTGACATTCGAGATTTGAAGGATGGAATTCCTTTCCTGACAACAGAGAAAAATGGGGTTATTCTGGAGAGAGGGGCCACTTTCCTGCGTCATCAAATAATCTTAAACCCGCATAGAGATGATATCCGTTTTGGTCCTCAGCCTCGTTATCTCCCATATAGAGAATCAAAAGAATTTGTGATTCGGGCCGTTCATTCGCGGGAATCGAAGACGAGGGACGTTGTTGACGTGCTTCTCTCTATCAAAGGATTGGCGTATGCTACCTACGCATCCAATCACGACGTTTATCAACGTTTACGTTGTATGTATGATCAGGCGGTATTAATGTGTGGGACAACATTGGATATTACGAAGATAATTAATTCCCGCCTGACAGATGATTTCCTTAAGAAGCAGAGAATTTCAGGAGTAACTCCAGAAGAATTGTGTGGAGGATTCCCAACCTGGGATACTCTCATTGCTAAGAATGTCCTCAACCCGGAGTATCAAGACATTTCACTTCCAGGTCGTAATTATAGCCCAGATAGTCTAGATAGTGATGATCTTTTTTGTGAGTATGATGGTTGTTAATTCAGTTCTCTTTTCTTTTTCTTTCTAAAGCCTGTGATAGTAGTTAGGCGGAAACTGGTTGTTCCAGTCATAAAA